TCGCCCTGCTAGCCGACGCCGAACAGCGGACGCAGGCGTGGATCGAGAAGGAGGCGGCACGGCAGCTTGAGGTTGCGGCGGACTACATCGCGCAGATCAGGGAGGAGCAGGAGTACGCCGGGGTCGCGGAGGAGCGGGTGGCGGAACTGGAAGCCGCGCTGACGGTCTACCTCGCATGGTTGCGTGAACATCTCGACGCGCTCGATGAGGAGGACTTCGACGAGGACACCTGGCCGGTTATCTCCTCGATGCGCTTCATCCTCGACCTCGACCACGGCGGCCTCGAACGAGACGACTACGCCGTGGGGGACGTAGCGCGGTACGACGCTATCGACACGCTCCGCGCCGCCGCGCCCGCCGCCCCACAGAAGGAACAGACGGGGGTTTACGAGCCTCGACCGGGGTGGCCGTCGTGACCGCCGCCCGCCGCGCACGCAAGAAAGCCAACCGCCGCCCCCGGTGCGAGCAATGCGGATACCCCGCACCCGGCGACGACCACGACACAGCCTGGTCACGCGCCGGATGGACGTGGGATGGCATCGTCGTTGTCGCGTGGTGTCAGGCGTGCGGATGGGACGTGTGCTCGTGATGGGTGCTCGGGTGGGCGTTGCGCTCATGTGGATCTATTCCCTCATGGCGGTCGCTCAGTTCGCGTTGGCGTTTAACTGGTTTGCGATCGGAGAGCTCGGGCATGGTGCCGTATCGGCTGGGGTAGGGTTCGCCTGCTGGGTGTTTTCAGGGGTGCTGCGGTCGCGACACGAAAGGAGGGACAGATGCCGAAGCTGACGATCCTCAACGGCTTCCACCTAGCCGTCGAGAAAGGCACCGAGGACGAGATCTCGGAGGAGGGCGTTGCCACACACGACGTCTGGACCATCGTCCTCACAGATCGCCTCGTCCACGATCAGTTCCGCATCTCGTTTCGTCGTGAGACGAGGGACGAGGTCGTGCGCCAGTTGACGGGAGGCATTGTGTTGGCCGGTGGCGAGTTGCCCCGGCTATGAACCACAGGGAAGTCAACGGCCTCGCGGCCTACATCGAGAGAGGCACATCATCTCTGTAGCTGCGATAATGATGGTCCGCGACGAGGAGGACGTGATCGGGTACGTCCTGGAGCACCTCGTCGCCAACGTCGACCACATCTACGTCTCGGACAATCGCTCGGTGGACGCCACGCCGGAGATCGCCGTCTCCTTCCCCCAGGTGTCACTGATGCACGATCCCGAGATCGCCTACGAGCAGTCACGAAAGATGACGACCCTGGCGCAGGTGGCCTTCAAGGAGGGCCACGAATGGGTCGTGCCCTGTGACGCAGACGAGGTCTGGTACCACCCCGGAGGTCGTTCGTTGTCTGACTTCCTGTCGGGCGTCGGCCGCGATGTGCAGGTCGTGCGGGCCGCGCTGTATAACCACTGGCCCACCTCGCTCGACGACGATGACATCGACGATCCGACGCAGAGAATCACCTGGAGGCAGCGATCACCGGGCGCGCTGCCGAAGGTCTGCGCTCGCCTCAACCCGGACCTGGTGATCCACATGGGCAATCACGCGGCCACCTATGGCTACCCCGCCCTAACCGCCCGTGGTCTGGAGATCCGCCACTTCTCCTGGCGGACCGAGGATCAGTATCTACGCAAGATACGAAACGGCGTCGAGTCCTACCGGGAGACTGAGATGGACGAGTCGATCGGGGAGCACTGGAGGATGTGGGAGGACCATGACGACGAGACCATCCGGGCTCACTTCCGGCGCTGGTTCTTCATCGAGGACCCGCTGGAGAGCGACATCCTCGTAAACGACCGCTGCCCGACAGGAGGTAGGCATGAATGACATCGATGTACTGGAGCTGAAGAATGCGCTCGCAGGGATGGCGGAGCTGCTCGCGACCTACGTGGAGGAGCTGACCAAGCAGGGCTTCTCCAGGGCCGAGGCGCTGGCGATCACGATCTCCTACCAGGCGTCCATCGTGGCCGGGATCCGTCCCGATCAGTGAGTTACTGCTTGGGGACCTTGAAAGCCCGGAACTTCAGCGTCGTGGCGACGGAGGGGTCGAAGTACACGTCGCGATCCCCGTTCTGGTTGAACAGGCGCTGGCTGAACGGCCCCATGCGCCTAGTGGCACCGGCCGCAACCGACTCTGCGTAGGAGGCGATGATCACGCCTTGCGCGAGGTTCGGCGAGTAGTGGACGGTCACGGTCTGCGGGCCGGCGTCGGTAGAGACGACCTCGAGGTAGATCTGGCCGTCGTTGCCGGTGAAGTAGTGGTCGTTGGTCGCGTCGCCGTTGGTTGCCGTTGGCGGGGCGATGCCGAGGGAGCCGCCAGTGAGGTTGGTGGCCGTGAGCGCGGTGACGACGCCCGTGCCATCGTTGCCGCCGGCATGGGCGACCGTCACCAGCAGAGCGGCGTCCGGCTCCGCCTCGACGGCGGCCTTGATCTGTGCGGAGGTCGAGGTGGCTGCGCCGCCGCCACTGGTGGCCACATTGACGGTGACCAGGAAGCCGGTGACGACGACCGTCAGCGGCGTGTTGTTGCCGGCGACGATGTAGGCGATCTGGATCGAGTTGCCGCCGGGGCCACCAGTCCGCGCCGTGTAGACCAGGTCGTTGTTGGCTCCGGCAAGCGAGGTGGTGAGTGCTGACTTCGGCGGGGAGATCTCCGTCACGGGAACAGCAACGCGAGCCATGAGCGGAATCCTACGCCATGAAGGGGTCGTCGCTAGTGTTGGTGGCTTGGTGGGCTGGCGGGACGATGTTCCGATCTTCGATCCGGAGGCCTGCCCAGCGTGTAGTTGGCCGCATGTCTGCCGACTCGACGGAACCTGCTGGCTGGAAGTGACCAGGGAGGCGCAGGAGCGGCAGCGGCAGCGGGGTATATACTCACGCTCGCGTGAAGACGTTCCTGGTCAAGGTCCCGGAAGGGATGCTCGAGCTCTGGAAGAGGGCGGCTGAGAAGCGCAATGTCCCGCTGGCGGTCTTGATCAGGGAGTCCGTCAACAAGGAGATCGCCTCCGACCGTTAGGTCACCATATTCACGATGTCCACCGTTGACACCGACCTTGCCTCAGCGGTCGTCGGATCGCTGATCTGGATTCGCCTGGAAGAGGCGGGGCTCGTCGAGCGCTGTGATCAGCTCGACCGGGATATATCGCTCGACCTGCTCGCGATCTGCCAGGAGCACGCCGTGCTTCCGGACTATGACGACACCTTCGCATTCATCGTGCAGCTCGCGCGCCAGACGTACAGCGACCTCAGCGATGACTACGAAGCTGCGCACGAGTGGGTCCTGCTCGCCCTCTGTGATCTCGATGGCTGAGGCCAAGATGCAGACCGTGCTGGAGATCCCCGGGCGGCCGGTACCCAAAGGGCGACCGCGCAGGGGGAGAAACGGGAGGTGGTACACGCCAACGGCGACCATCCAGTACGAGGACTTTGTTGCCTGGATGGCTCGTGCCTCCGGTGATCGCTATGGAGACAGGGACGTCACCGTGCGCATCGAGCTGCGGACGAGCTCGAGGCTGCGAGGCGACCTCGACAACTACGCCAAAGGGATCCTCGACGGCCTCCAGAAGGGCGGCCTCTTCGACAACGACCGCCAGGTCCGAGGTCTGACGGTCTATCCGATCGAGGGCGGAAGCAAGGAGCAGGATCACGTAGCGGTGTACATCGAAGAGGCGTGATGGACGACAACGACTTCTTGGTGCTGCTCATATCGTGCTTGGCGCTCCTGATGGGCGTCCCAGTTATCCTCGGCGTCGCGCTGCTTTCGGCGTGGGTCGGCCCATGGAGTCCATCCGACGTGTGGCCTCCGCTGATCGGTTTCGTCGCGTTCTGCATCGCCTATCTGGCGGCAGTCGTGCGTGTGATATTCCGGTGACGGACGGCACGCCGTCATCTCTGCTCTCTACGATGATCACGCTATGGCGCGGGCGTCCGAGGAAGAGAAGGGGCGATTCCTCGAGTACATTCGCTCGGGGGACGACCGCTCAACTGCGGCGTGGAGGATCAACCCTGAGTACACGGGTTCGATGTTCCGCTCGCTCTGCAATCCTCGCTCGACCAAGAACTACGACCCGGACTTCGCCGCCGCATATGACGAAGCGGTAGCAGAGCGCGGACCGCTCGATCCGAACCGAACCCAGGTCGTCCCCGGACCACGTGAGCCACGCGCCCAGACGGCCGGCGGTCATCTGCGCTGGATGCATCTGGGCGAGGAGCAGCTCGACCAGTTCATCGACCTCGTGCTGGATGGAGTCCAGGCGGCAACCGCGGCTGGCATGCTCGATCCCCCAACCTCGATCACCCAGATCAATCGCCGGGCAGCGCATGATCCCGACTTCGCACGGGAGTTCCGGGAGGCCAAGGAGGAGGGGTACGAGGCGTACAAGGAGAACCTGCGGGCGGAGGCGACGCGACAGGCATTCGCCGGGGACTATCGCGCCCTGCGGGATCAGATGCTGATGCACCTGGACGAGGCGAAGGCGCTGACAACGAATCGACACGAGATCGGCGGCCTCGACGGCGGGGCCATCCGCTTGCTCGCCGAGCGACATTTCGCCGAGCTACCTCCGGAGATGCTGGATGAGCTGATCCGCACGCTCGAGCAGAAGGAGCTCGGACACCCGCTGGAGATCGAGGCCCCGCCATGAGCGACGACTGCCACATCTGCGGTCGTTGCTGGTGGGTTCACTGCACCAACGATGCGGACTACACGATGGACGTCGACCTCAAGCGTCGCGGTCTGCCGCTCTACTCCGGCAGGGTGGAGCTTTGTGGTGGCCATGCGCGACTGACTCATAGCAACGGAGGACGTCTTGACCTCAACTGGTTGGCTGTCGAGCAAGCGCTCGCGCTCGAGAAGGCTCGCGCTTGAGCGATCTTCAGATCGCCTCCCCCCTTCTCCGGGCAGCCTGGAAGGCCCGCGAGGAGCAGGCAATACGCGAGGAGATGGCTCGCTGCGAGAAGTCTCTGTCGTTCTTCATTCAGAAGGCCTGGCCCGAGCTGAAGCCGATGGAGGAGTACATCCACAACTGGCACATCGACGCGGTCAGCGAGAAGCTGGAGGAAGTGAGTCGCGGCGAGATAACGAGATTACAGATCTGGGTCCCGCCGGGAACGATGAAAACACTGGTGGTCTCGGTGTTCTGGCCGGCCTGGGAATGGATCAACAACCCATGGCTGCGCTACTGGGGGGCCTCGTACGAGGTGCGTCTCGCGGGCCGCATGGCGGCCATGAGCCGCGACCTGATGATGGGTGACTGGTTCCAGCGTCGCTGGGGAGATCGCTTCAAGTTCGTACGCGAGGGAGAGAACTACTACGGCAACGACATGGGTGGAACCCGCCTTGCTACCGCTCCACAGTCGACCGGATCTGGCGAGCATGGTCATCGCATCCTGATCGACGACCCGATCAACGCCAAAGCCGCTGATGCCACCTCGCGCGCGACCCTCAACGAGGCGAAGACCTGGTGGGACGGAACGGTCGTCACACGCGGCATCGGACTCAATCACGCGCGGGTGATCATCATGCAGCGCCTCCATGAAGAGGATCTTGCGGCGCACGTACTGGAGAACGAGGAGTGGGAGGTGCTCTGCCTCCCCGAGCGGTATGAGCCGGATCACCCCTTCGTCTGGCCCGGAGATCCGCGCAAGGGCGAAGGCGAGTTGCTGTGGCCGGCTTACCGAGACGAGAAGGCGTCCAACGCCCTCGCTGCGTCCCTCTCGCCTCATCGCGCGGCCGGGCAGCTTCAACAGCGCCCCGCCGCCAAGGAGGGTGACATCTTGCAGACGTCGTGGTGGCGCTTCTACGATCCACGCATCCGCTCCAAGGAGCAGTGGCAAGAGCTGCCGAACTTCTCGATGGTGGTGATGAGCCTCGACTGCCCGCAGAAGGATAAGGAGACGAACGACAACGTCTCCATCCAGGCCTGGGGCATCCACGGCCTGCATCGCTACCTGCTCGATCTTCGCCTCGGCAAGATGGGCTATCCGCTGGCCAAACGAGCCACGGTGGAGATGGCTCAGTGGGCACGACGCACCTGGCCTCGATCAAGGCATGTGATCCTGATCGAGAACACCGGCTACGGATCAGACATGATCCTCGATCTCAAGCACGAGTTCACGGGTGTGACCAAGGTCAGCCCACAGCAGGACGGCGACAAGGTCGTCCGCGCCGACGCGGCTTCCGACTCCCTCTCGTCGGGGCACTGCTTCCTCCCGGGCTTCGGCCCGCCCTGGCGACCACCCGTCTACGAAGACTCCAGCACGCCGGCGGATGTCGCGGCGTTTGTGCATAACTGCGCGCGCTTCCCCAACGCGACTCACGACGATGACGTGGACGCCTGGTCCCAGGTGATCAACTGGCTGCGGGGCAAGCAGACCAATCCGGTGCGCACCTCCTCGGCGTCCAGGGTTAGAAGACAGGCGCGGGGATGAGCGTCCGGACGATGACCTCGCAGACAGCGACGGTGCGCTGCCCGGTGTGCAACGATCTGCGCGAGATCAGCGTGCGACAGCGCAGACGCCTGGCCAACAGCGGCAAGACCTTTACGTGCAGCATGTGCCGCTGGGTCCCGCCGAAGATAGAGATCAGAGAAGAGCACCGGCTCTACTGGCTCGAGCGCTATCCACCCGAATGGATCGCCCAGGTCGGGTCGAGCATTTGGGGCCGACGCACTTGATCGCCATCCTGATCCCCGTTCTCGGTCGTCCGCACCTGATCGAGCCGCTGCTGGAGAACATCGCCAGGGAGACGGACGTCGAGCACCGGGTCCTGTTCATCTGCTCTCCTGGTGACCCGGCAACCCTGGTCTGCCAGTCGACAACGGCCGAGACGATCGTCACTCCCTGGCAGCCAGGCCGAGCCGACTTCGCGAAGAAGATCAACCTCGGCTTCACAGCGACATCAGAGGAGTGGCTCTTCCAGGGCGCAACCGATCTGGTCTTCCACCCCCAGTGGGCATCCAGGGGGCTCCGAGCTGGAGTCGGCGCTGGTGTCATCGGGACAAATGATCTCGGCAACCCCTCCGTCATGCGTGGGGCGCACGCAACGCATGTGCTCTTCTCGCGGGAGTACATCGATACCTACGGCGGGACCTTCGACGACAGCGGAGTCGTTTTCAGCGAGGCATACGACCACCAGTTCGTGGACAACGAGTTCGTGGAGCTGGCGAGGATCAGGGGCCAGTTCCGGCCATGCAAGGTATCGGTCGTCGAGCATCTCCATCCGAGCTGGGAGAAGGCCGAGATGGACGACACCTATGAGAAGGCGTTGCGCGAGACCAGGGCGGACATGGCGCTCTTCAGCCAGCGGATGCGTCGCATGCGGACAGTGCGCGCGAGACGGCGTTGATCTCGATCTGCGTCGCGACCTGTGGGGATGATCGCTGGCGGCATCTGGCAGCGAAGCGAGCCGTCCCCTCCGCCCGCAAGCAGGATGTCGAGGTCGTTGTCGAGCACCAGCCTGAGGGCAGCGTGGCCAGCGCTCGCAATCGCGCGGCGGAGAGAGCGGCTGGTCGCTATCTGATCTTCCTCGATGCCGACGACGAGCTCGGCGCCGGCTACGCAGCGGAGATGGCACAGGCAATCGGAGAGGCGCCCGCGATGTACGTACCCCGCGTCTCCTACATCAACGGATACCGCGCCCAGGCACCGAAATACTGGCCCGAGGTATCGCTGCGCGATGGGAACTGGCTGGTGATCGGCACGATGATGCCGAGGGAAGACTTCCTGTCGGCCGGTGGGTTCGCCTCCTGGGTCGACCTCTATGAAGACTGGCATCTGTTCGCGCGCTTGTGGCGAGACGGGATGCCGATCGTCAAGGTGCCGGAGGCGACCTACGTTGCCCACGTCTCGAATGCCAGTCGCAACCGCAACCGCAACCAGGCGGCACGCCTGTTCTGGCACCAGAAGATCGGCCACGACGTCTTTCCTGAGCATTACGAGCCGACGCGAGAGACCGAGGACGAGAGACTGGCGCTCGAGGGGACACGACTCCGCTTCGTCTCCTAGTCGCCCTATACTCGGCACGCTTCCCCTACTGGAAGGAGAACGACCATGGCCAGCGAAACGGACGACGCAGGCGACATCGCTGTCGTCTATATGGACGAGGCGGGGGAATGGCGTTGGCAGAGGATCGCCGCCAACAATCGTCGCGTCGCAGACTCTGGCGAGGGGTACAAGAGGGTGGACGCAGCGATCAAGGCGGCGCGCCGGCAGGAGATCCCTGTCAAGGTGCGAGACGGACTCGGGAACCTGCGCGAGCCGTGATGGACATCCCCTCTCCATGGGAAGCGCTTCTCCTCGCTGCGGCGAGTTATCGGCTCTGGCGACTGCTTGCCGAGGACACCATCCTCCAGCGTCCCCGTAGATGGATCATGCGTCTCGATCGGGGCTGGCAGGAGGGGATGGAGATCCCCGCGAGTTACCGCTATGCCCTTGCGGAGTTCGTTACCTGTTCCTGGTGCCTGGGGTTGCATGTATCGGTGCTGGTCTGGCTGGCTTGGCAGATCGAGCCCCAATGGGCCATCGTCATCTCTGTCCCCCTGGCCATATCCACGGCCGTAGGGATCGTCCGCTCTCGTCTTGACCCGCCGGAGTAGTCCTACCCTGGATCTACACTCAGGCGGTTGTAGGTTGATGACGAGGAGGTCGTGCGATGGGCTGTGGTTGCAACAAGGGAAAGCTGCCGAAGGCTCCGGCTCCACCCCCGCCCACTGAGCAGAAGTAGCAGGTCGCGTTGTCGCTTCCCCTCAGGCGTCCAAGAAGCGCGCCCGGGTTTGTAGCGTCCGCTGCCAGTTACAGCAGCCGCCGATCCGACGGCGCTTACGCGCGTCGCGCGAGCATGACGTGGCAGAGACGCGCCCTGGAGTACGTCGATGAAGTACCGGAGCTCTCGTACTCCTCGCGCTTCTATGCACGCATGCTGCGCCAACTCAGGATCTTCCCGGCCACGATGGAGGGCGGCCGTTTCAAGGAGATAGAGACGGGTCCTCCCGTCGAGGCGCTGGCCCGCCTGAAGGGGAAAGACGGCACCATGAAGCCTGTCCTCTCGAGTTACGGACGGCTGATGTTCATCACCGGCGAGGGAGACCTACTAGGGCTCAAGATCGGCGCACCCGACGAGCACTGGTCATTCGTCTGGACCGACGAAGTGGACGTGGAACAGACCAATACCGGACAGTTGAAGAAGCTGATCCACAAACCTCGCGGGGACGAGAAGATCGAGTACGGCCCCAACGAAGCATGGATCTCTCGCATGTGGACGCCACACCCGAGGCGCAGCGGCGAGGCTGACTCCCCGATGCGCAGCGTGCTCAAGATCGCCGAAGAGCTGATCGCCCTCACCGACGCGGTGCGCTCCACGGCAGTGTCCAGGACCGTTGCCGGCCTTCTCCTGATGCCGACGGAGATGGCCCCGCTGCCAGCGACCGCAGAGGGGGACGAGGACCCGGTCAACGACCCCTTCGTCAATGAGATGCTCGAGCACCTCGAAAGCCAGATCGAGGACGTGGGATCGGCCGCTGCCTCCGCCCCGTGGGTGATCTGGGGGGCCTACGAGCTGCTCGATCGCATCCGGCGCGTCGACCTGCACGATCCGCAGACGGACTACATGGAGCGTGACCTGCGCAAGGAGGCTGTCGAGCGGATGAGTCGCGGGCTGGACTTCCCGCCCGAGGTCCTGACGGGCCTCTCGGCATCGAATCACTGGGCGGCCAAGCAGATCATGGACGACATGTGGCGCTCGCACGGAGGGGGGGTGGCCGACCAGTTCGTCGGGGATGTCAACGACGCCTACCTGCGCCCGGCGATGCGCGAGGCCCAGTACGAGGGATGGGAGGACCTGGTCATCGGCTACGACGAGTCGAGGGTCGTGGTGCCACCCGATCAGTCCGCCGACGCTGACACTGCGTACGATCGCGGCCAGATCAGCGGGGATGGCTACAGGCGGCTGAAGAACATCCCCGACACCTACGCGCCCAGCGAGGAAGAGCACGACGAGTACCTGGCCATCAAGATGCGCGACATGTCGCTGCTCAACGGAGTAGAGCCTCCCGATCCCTCCGACCAGCCACCGCCGGCGGGACCGGAAGGAGACAGTGGTCGCAAGACGCGCGTGGTGGAGGCTTCTCTGGAAATGGGGGCCGCCCAGATGGCCCTGGCTCGTTGCCGCGAGCTTGCCGGTGTGAGGATCAAGCAGAAGGAGAAGGTGTGTCCTGAGTGCCTGGAGGGCACCAACGGCCTTCCCCTCTCGGCCATCGCCGCCTCGCTGGGGCACGAGAAGATCGAGAAGCTATCGGTTACGCCACAGGCTCTGGTCAAGGGTGGCGCAGACACCCTTCGGGACATGCTCGCCGAGTGGGGCTATGCCAAGGTGCAAGCTACGGCGCTGGCGGAGATGGTGGAGTCCTACGCAGCGCGTACCCTGTTCAAGGTTGAACACCCACAGTTCCCAAGTGGATTCATCACGCAGTTCGAGAGAGCGAGGGAGGCATCAGATGTCAGCAACTGAGGAGGCGATCGACACTTCCGGGGAGCGTGACGATGACGCTGTCGCTCTCGGCGAGGAACAGGAGTCCATGCTGCCGACCTGGGAGAGCGAGATGGCCTACGAGGGCCTCCCCACGTCGGACGGCCGCTATCTGCTTCCGGGGGAGATCAGCAACCGCGACCTTCCGCTTTCCCTGATGTGTCAGACGGTGACCGACGAGGGCCACGACGGGGCCGAGATCTGCGGCAAGATCACGCGCATCTGGCGCGAGGATCGTTCGGACCTGGGCGCCGGAGTGGTGGCCGTCTGGGCGGCCGGTGAGTTCCATGACTCGATGATGGGGCCGGAGGCCGCCAAGCTGGTCGAGGACGAGGTGCTGCGCGGGGTCTCGGTGGACATCTCCCCGCAGAAGCGCGTGCTGATCGATCGAGAGACTCGTGATGAGGTCGAGCAGTCCGAGTTCGACTTCGAGAAGTACGCGGACGGTGGCTACCTGCTGGGTATCGGAGGCGAGATCATGGGTGCCACGCTCGTCCCCTTCCCAGCCTTTGCGGGCGCCAACATGCGCATCGTGGCCGCGGAAAGCGCCGTCACGGCCTCGGCCTTCGCCGGCGTGCGGCTTGTGCCACGCTCGATCACCGCCTCGGCAGCCGGACTCGCCCCCTTGCGCCCGCCGCGAGAGTGGTTCTTCACAGAGGAGCCCGAGGGCAAGTGCCCGCTCACCGTCACAGACGACGGCAGGGTCTACGGTCACCTTGCGACCTGGGATCAATGCCACCAGGGGTTCGCTCAGGAATGCGTTCTGGCCAAGCCCTCGCGCACCGAGTACGCGCTCTTCCACGTGGGCTCGATCAAGACCAAGGAAGGCGAGCAGGTTCCGGTGGGGCGAATCGTCGTCGGCGACGGAGGTCATGCCAGCATCGCCTACGACGTCCAGGACACCAACAAGCACTACGACAAGACATCGCTCGTTGCCGCCTTCGTGAGGGCCACGGACGGCAAGTACGGGATCTGGCTCTCAGGCGCCGTGCGCTCGGATTGCCCATCCGAGAAGGTTCGCGACCTGATGGCCAACCCCCCGTCAGGTGACTGGCGTCGACACAATGGTTGGCTGGAGCTGATCGCCGCGCTCTCGGTCCCCGTTCCGGGGTTCCCGGTTCCTCGCTACGAGTACGCGCTGGCGGCCAGTGCGACTGACCTGCTGGAGGTCAACGCGCTGATCGCCACGGGGTACTACGAGACAGATGGCCCGAGCTTCACGCGCGCCGAACTCCGCCGCAAGGACATGCTGCTCAGGGAAGCAAGGTCGTGACACGGGACGAGCAGCGCAGGATCTCGGTGATGATGGCGACGGTCGACAAGGCAGCCGCCGCAGGCGTCAGCACCTATCAGGCCACCATCCATCTGGGCGCCGACTTCCTCGAGCTCTACGAGCGCAAGGGCGGGCAGACGTTCCAGGACTACTCGGCCAAGGTGCGGCGGAGAATGGGTCGGGAAGGATCGGCGCTTCCGAACGGGAGCTTCGCCATTGGCACTCGTGACGACGTGCTCGTCGCAATCAGGGCCAAGGGTCGCGTTGCACCGGAGGGACAGGATAGGCTGCGCTCTCATATCTCCAAGCGCGCGCAGGCGCTTCGTTGTTCCGGCAAGACAGTCGAGCCCTACCTCTGAGTGCTGATCCGCATCCAGCATCGAGTCGGTCGGGATGGGCCGCTCGAGCGACTGCTCGCGGACCTTCCTGCATCGGTAGAGGTCATCACCGACGACGGGATGCCGCTTGATCCCTGGCGCGGGTATCGGCTCTGTCTGTCGTCCCTACCCGACGATCAGAGCCATGTCGTCGTGTTGCAGGATGACACGATTGTCTGCCGCAACTTCGTGCCGGCGGTGGAGAGAATCGCGGCGGCCAACCAGGAAACGGTCGTCTCTCTCTTCCTGAGCAAGGTTCCGCGCAGGACTTTCTCGCAGGCAATGTCGGAGTGGGGAAAGAGTCCCTACGCCTGGGTGCATCCCCAGGACCTCGTGCACGTCGTGGGGGTGCTGTGGCCGATCGAGAGGGCGCGGTCGTTCCTCCAGTGGGTCGACGCCAACCAGTCACGGCTGCGGGGGCGGGAATTCGCCTCCGACGATGCCACTCTCACACGTTGGATGAGATTCACGCGAGAGAGGATCAGAGTGACGATTCCCAGCCTCGTGCAACACCCCGATGACGTGCCCTCGGTGGTCAACGAGAAGCGTGTGAGCCACGGGGCAGACAGTGGTCGAACTTCCGCCTGCTGGATCGGAAGCGCAGATCCGCTGGAGATCGACTGGTCGAAGCAGGGCTAGCACCGACACCACGTCCGCTTCGTCCGCTACACATACTGCAGTTGACTCCGCGGGGCGGATGTCGGCTAGCCAGTCCAGGGGACTAGGCGCCAGAACGTTCAAGCGTCTACACCAAGGAGTTCCCCATGGACGATTCACTGTTTCCTGAGCTTCCGGAGGATCTCACCGAGCTCAGTGACGAAGATCTGGATGCCCTCCTGGAGGAGCATCAGGTCGCTCTCGGCAAGATCGAGAACGAGGACCCCGAGTACGTCGGCGGCCTGACCGGCCCGGACGTGATCGCAGCCCTCGAGGTTGGCGTCGATCAGATCAAGACGATCAAGGACGAGAAGCACAACCGCGTCGAGGCCCAGGTGGCGTACTCCGCCAGGAAGGCAGAGCTTCTCAGCCTTGCCAAGGGCAGCGAGGAAGTGCTCTCGGAGGAGTCGGCCGAAGAGGACGCCGAAGGCGATGGCGACGAGGGCGAGGCCGTCGCGGCGGAGCCCGAGGAGGCCGCAGCCGAGGAAGAGGTCGTCGAGGAGGAGCCGGTGGTGGTCGCGGCGGCAGAGCCCGCACGCACCTACCGTCGCGCACCGCTCCCGGTGACGTCGCCGGAGCGAACGCCGATGGCCAAGAGCGAGCGCACCGTCCTCGTGGCGGCGGCGGGAGCGGACGGCGTCACGCCCGGAGTGGAGCTGGACAGGATCGGCCTCGCCAACGCGATGGTCGAGCACGTCAAGCGCCGGGCGCGGCCCAGCAAGCACGCCAACGGAACGGAAGAGCGGACGCTGATCGCGTCGGCGCACTACAACTTCCCGCCCGAGCGTGTCCTGCGCCCGAACGACATCGAGGGCAACAACTCGAAGATCCGCGCGATCGGCAACCCGTTCCTCGGCGTCGAGGGGATCAACTCACTGGTCGCATCAGGCGGCCTCTGTGCCCCGCTGACCCCGCTGTACGAGATCCCCGACTTCGCGGTCACCGACCGCCCGGTCAGGGACGCCCTGCCGTCGTTCCAGGCAGAGCGCGGCGGCATCTCGGTGCCGTCGGTCTCGACGATCGGCAGCATCACGACAGCGATCTCCGTGATCGAGGAGGCGGACGACGCGGCTGGCGGGACCTTCGCCACGAAGTCCTGTCAGGACCTGGCGTGCCCCACGTGGACGGACGTTGCGGTGGGCGCGATCAGCCACTGCCGTGAGTACGGCAACTTCAACGCACGGGCGTGGCCGGAGGGCATCGCGCACGAGAACAACCTCACCATGGCGGCGCACTCACGCACCGCCGAGGAGAGGCTGCTCGACCGCATCAAGGCGCTGTCCATCAACGTCACGACGGCGGTCGTCTACGCGACCACGTTCGACCTGATCTACGCGATGGCGCGAGCCGCCGCAGGCGTTCGCTCGAGGCTCCGCCTCTCGGCAGATCAGGTGCAGTTGCGGGCAATGATGCCGGCATGGATTCTCGAGATGATCCAGGTCGACATCGCGGCCAGCCAGTTCGACCGCTTCAAGTCGCGCCAGGACGTGCTCAACATCCTGCGTCTGGTCGGAGTGCAGCCGTCGTTCTACCTGGACACGCCCGGCACGGGCACCAGCCAGGCGTTCGCGGACGAGACGGCCAGCGCGTTGGACGACTTCCCGGACGACGTCCAGTGGGCGCTGTTCGTGGAAGGGGCCTTCCTGCATCTCGACGGTGGCGTGCTCGAGCTCGGCGTCGTCCGAGACTCGACACTCAACTCGACGAACGACTACCAGGTCTTCGGCGAGACGTTCGAGAACGTGGCTCGCATCGGGCCGACGCAGGGAGCACTGTGGGTCACCTCCACGGTCTGCCCGTCGGGTGAGTTCCCCGCCACGACCACGGCGCTGTCCTGCGCATAAGTGACGGAATGAGAGACGACAGGAAAGGGGCTGAGTAATGTCGACAATCACCTTCGGACCTCCGGTGATGATCGACGGTCCCCTTCCTGTCGCCCCTCCTCGGTCGCTGCTCAAGGTCCCCGGTGTTCTGCAAGAGAACACCGGGGACCTGCGCTGGATGAACGGAGGGGCGGTCTGGGGCTACCCAGAGGGCCTGCCGCAGACCTGGGACCCCTGCTACACGGGGACCTTCGAGACCAAGACGGACGCCTACGCAGCGGCCACCCCGGACTTCGCGGCGTTCGTGATCTACCTGCCCGTCGTCTGCTCCTCGTTCTCTCTTGCCCACGACCCGGAGGGGTTCGGGATGAGGGCGGAGGTTGCCCTGGACGCGATCGCGTCCTACGCCATCGAGGAGGCCCTCTCGCAGGGAGTCCCGATGTCGGCCAATCCCTTCCTCGCTGACGCCAACGTCACCTTCCCCGCCGGGGCCGGTGCTGTCTCCGTGGCTGCGGGGCGGTCATACCTCGAGGAGGCGATCGGAGCCACAGCCAGGGGTGGCATGATCCATTTGACCCCAGGGGCAGGCTCCGCTTTCTTCGAGAACGACGGCAGAGACCCGGGGCCGCTATACACGGCTCTCGGCACGCCGGTTGCTGTCGGCGGCGGGTACGCAGGCGCCACACCGTCCGGCCAGGGCGCGGCAGCCGCCGGCCAGTCATGGGTCTATGCCACCGGACCCGTGCGGGCCTGGCTGGCAGACGAGGCGATGTTGAACATCAAGGACGTTCTCGACCGATCCAACAATGAAGTGACCTTCAGGGCAGAGCGTTACGCACTCGTCGAGTGGGATACCGCACTCCAGGCCGCTGTGCTGATCGACTGGACACCCTGATGACATCGAAGGCTACAGAGCCAGAGAAGGAGGAATAGCTGATGGCCGCACCATGCGGAGTGCCACTCGGGCTCTGTGCCGCGAGGGTCACTCGTCTCATCGCGACAACGGGCTGCGTTGCCGCGTCGCCCGACAACAGCTTCGTCACCACGGAGCTGATCTCGCTCCAGCTCTCCCCGGTCGTGGAGGCCGGGGCGGACACCACCCTCACGGGTGGCTGCGACTGCGTCATCGCCTCGTACCGAGGGACGGACAAGCTGAAGCGCTTCGAGTTCACGATCACCGACCCGAAGCTCTCGCCGGCCCTCTACGAGATGATGATCGGTGGCGGGATCATCAACGATGCAGGGGTGCCGGTCGGCACCACCTGGCCCGGAGAGCTCTCGTGTGACGAGGCGCAGGACGCCGTCGCACTCGAGTTCTGGGTGAAGCACTGGAACGGAAGCTCGCAGGATGCCACGTATCCGTGGATTCACCACGTGTATCCGCAGACGTACTGGCAGATCGGCCAGCAGCAGTTCCAGAACGACTTCGCTCAGCCGACGATCACTGGCTTCTCGCGGAGCAACGGCTGCTGGGGTGACGGACCCTACGGGGATGGGCCGGAGGCTGAGTACGGGGCCTCGATCGACATCTCAAACGGATCGTTCTGGTACACGGCTTCGACACCGCCGGTGTCGACCGACTGCGACTACGCAGACGTGACGCCGTCCAGCTAGAGCGTCTCCGGATGGAAGCGGAGGGCGGCCGTCGAGCCGCCCTCCGTCGTTGTGGGCGCTATCCTCTATCTCTTCCCGAGAAAGGAGATAGCAATGTCAGCGAGCTCGACCCACGTTCCGGGGATGGTGGGGGTGCTATCCGCATCCGAGGCGGTGTCCTTCTCGTCCTTCGCCTCCGACCTGGACGGCCTCGTTCTGCCGCAGGGGACGGTGAAGCACTTCGTCTCCAACCCCGACGTGTCGTGGGCATGCAATGAGGTCGTGGCCCTGGCGCGGGAGCGAGGGCTGGGCTGGGTCTGGCTCATCGGGTCCAGCCGCTCATTCGCCCCGGATACGATCGTCACGCTACTGGCTCGAGATGCAGAGATCATCGGCCCCGTCGTCTTGGAGCCCGCAGCTCCCTTCAGGCCCGAAGCGACACCGTTCCGACTCGATGAGGTCACCGGCCCGGGGACGCTGCACGAGGTAGATCAGATCACATCTCCCATGGGCGTCCTGATCAGGCGCTCGGCGTTCGAGCTCGGCCTGCCAGTCTTCGACGAGGATGGGATGGCCGGGTTCTGTGAGCGTGCCGCCGCTCGAGGAGTGCAGTCGTACGTCGACACCTCGGTGCGTCTCGGGCACAGGTTTGTTGCCACGATCAGACCCGAGCATCGCGCCGGCCGCTGGGAGCTCGTGGCTTCCGTGGGCGGGATCGAATTCACCCTGCCCGTGACGAGCAAGGCGGTGGAGCCAGCCCTGCGCTAGGAGTGTCCTATCCCTGTTCTACCATCGTTGGTGTTTGAAGATGGCCGGCGTCCATGCCGGGCAAGCCAACGCCAACGCAGGGAGGTAGGACAGCATGGCAAGAACACCGACTCGGTTCCACGGCCCGGCACAGGTGTCGAACGCGGCGGCGACCAAGTACACGGTCCTCACGAACGAGAAGATCATCGTTCGGCACATCCACGTCTACAACCCGGGTACGGGTTCGGCGACGTTCACGCTCTCCATCGGCGCGGACGCGGCGGCGCTGCGTCTGTTCGACGCCTACCCGGTCGCGGAGGACGTGCCGCTCGACCACTGGTGCTACTACGTGGTCGAGGAGGCCGAGATCATCCAGGGGCTGTCCGGCACCAACAACCAGCTCGTGCTCACGATCGACGGCGACCGCATCACTCTCGGCTGAGATGGTCACCTCTGGCTAAGCGCGGACCGAGATTCGGTCATGAGGATCTCGGCCGCGCTCGGCGACTGGACGGGAAATGTTCACAAAGAAGCCGGCCCCTCTCCGAGGAATCGAGGCGATCGATTGGGGATGGGAACGGGGGCAAACGAAGGGCGAAAGTTGAGTCTGTTCTCACATTTCGAAACCGAACGAACACTCCCCTTCGCCGGCATTCGCCACTCAGCGGAACGTCCTGACCGGGAGGTTTATCGCGGACAGGGTGGCTAGATGGGCGCCGTCCGCGTCATCCGCTTTCTTCGCAACCTCCTTGATGTAGACGACTCCGCCCGCGCCGCGGGCAAGATGATCCAGGTTGACCTGGACGGCGCGACGCACGTCTACGTTGACCCGTCCGCCGGTCCGACAGGAGTCAGCGGAGCCACCGGCCCGACCGGCGCCACCGGCGCCACCGGTGCGACGGGGCCGACCGGCCCTTCGGGTGCTGACGGCGCCGACGGAGAAACCGGCGTCACCGGCCCCACGGGGTCGACCGGGCCGACGGGCGCGACAGGCCCGACCGGCGCGGGCGAGACAGGAGTCACCGGAGTAACCGGAGTAACCGGTGCGACCGGGGTAACCGGAGCGACTGGCGCTGGTGTTACCGGAGCCACGGGTGTCACAGGAGCCACCGGCGCGGACGGTGTGACCGGAGTCACCGGCGCCACGGGTCCGGCGGGAACAACAGGCGTCACCGGAGTTACGGGAGCAACTGGTCCCGCCGGAACAACGGGTGTCACGGGCGTCACGGGCGTTACCGGCCCCACAGGGGTCGGCGAAACAGGGGTCACAGGCGCGACGGGTTCCGCTGGGACAACGGGCGCGACCGGCCCGACCGGGGTTTCCGGCCCGACGGGCACGACGGGTTCAACAGGGCCTCCCGGACTTGACGGCGCAGACGGCGAGATCGGCGACCCCGGCCCGCCGGGTGCGACCGGCCCGTCCGGCCCGACAGGCACGCCGTCGTCGCAGAACACATGGGAGGCGCACACCGGCGCCGTCTCCGTCACGACCACCGCCGAGATCGAACTGACCACAATCACGTTCGTCGCGCAGGCCAACACGAAGTATCTGATTACGGCGGCGGCGTCGTTCACGAAAGACACTGGCACAACGGGCCGCGCGGAGACGTTGCGGCTGCGACGCGGCCCCACCGCCGGCGACCCCCTCATCGCCGAAGCGAACACGGCGTCGGCGGGGATCGCGTCCGTCGTGTACGGCTCCGCCACCATCACCGACATCGATACTCCCGGCGCCGGTTCGGTCACCTATCGGCTGTCGGCCGTCAACTTCGCGTCCTCGACGGTCACCGCGAACAACGTTCATCTGACCGCCGTCGAGCTGACGGGGGCGGTGGGGCCGACCGGGCAGCAGGGGCCTCCGGGGTTTGATGGCGACCAGGGGGAGGAAGGGCCGCCCGGGCCGCCCGGCTCGACGGGGCCTTCCGGTTCGAGCGGCCCCGCGGGCACAATCGGGGTGACAGGCGTCACCGGCTCCACAGGCCCGGGCGGCGGCGAGACCGGGGCGACAGGCGCCACCGGCGTCACCGGGGCGACCGGTGTTACGGGCGCGACGGGTGCTGGTGAGACAGGCGCCACAGGCCCGTCGGGGACGACGGGCGCGACGGGGCCGCTCGGGCCTCCCGGCACGGACGGGGACGACGGCACCCCGGGCGCTGACGGCCCGCCTGGGCCTTCCGGCTCGCAGGGCGTCACCGGCGTCACAGGCGCGGCGGGAGTCACTGGAGTCACGGGCGCTACGGGGGCAGATGGCTCAACAGGCGTCACTGGCGCCACCGGCCCGACCGGCGTAGCGGGAGCCACAGGCGCGACAGGGATTGACGGAGCCACCGGCGTCACCGGGGCGACCGGGCCTACCGGAGTGTCTGGCGTCACCGGAGCTTCGGGTGTGACCGGGCCTCCGGGATTGGACGGGCAGGATGGGGATCAGGGGGAGGTTGGCCCGCCCGGGCCGTCCGGGACAGGCGGGGCTACGGGTGCCACCGGGGCGACGGGTGTGCAGGGCACCACCGGCGCAACAGGGTCGGACGGCGCCACCGGGGTGACCGGGGTCACAGGTGCGACGGGTCCCGCTGGCACCACAGGTGTCACCGGTGCGACAGGGGCCACGGGTGTTGGCGAGACGGGCGCGTCAGGGGTCACCGGCGCATCTGGTGTCACTGGCCCGCCGGGTCTTGACGGCTCAGACGGCGACGACGGCGAGCAGGGGCCGCCAGGCCAGGCGGGCGCCACCGGCGCCACCGGAACGCAGGGGGTCACGGGAGCGACCGGTGTAGACGGCGCAACAGGCGTCACGGGTGTCACTGGCGCGACAGGAACGACAGGCGTTACCGGCGCGACCGGGCCAACAGGGATTGACGGCGCGACAGGAGTGACCGGCGCTACAGGGCCGACGGGTGTCGGCGTGACGGGTTCGACCGGCCCTCCGGGAATCGACGGCGACGACGGCGAGATGGGCGACCCCGGCCCTCCGGGCGCTTCCGGGGTGACGGGGGCGACCGGGACGCAGGGTGTTACGGGCGCGACAGGGGCGGACGGCGCGACCGGCCCTGCGGGCGTTACTGGCGCCACGGGGCCTGCTGGCACGACCGGCGTCACGGGCGCCACGGGGCCGACGGGGATTGACGGAGCCACCGGGGTCACTGGGGCCACGGGTCCGACGGGAGTGGCAGGCCCGACGGGCGCCTCCGGCGTCACCGGGCCTCCGGGCCTCGACGGGCTGGACGGAGAGGCGGGTCCGGACGGCCCGCCTGGCCCGTCCGGTGCCGACGGAGTCGATGGTCCGACAGGCGTGACGGGCGCGACAGGCCCGGCGGGCACGACCGGTGTGACGGGAGCGACCGGCTCGGGTGTGACCGGCGTTACTGGGGCAACGGGCGCGACAGGCCCGACGGGCGTCAGCGGCCCAACGGGCGTCACGGGGGCTCCGGGCATCGACGGGCTCGACGGCGAGGACGGCGAACTGGGGCCGATGGGGCCATCTGGTACCGCCGGGGCTGCGGGCACGACCGGCGTGACCGGCGCAACAGGCCCGACCGGAGCAGGCGAGACGGGGGCCACTGGCGCGACGGGCGTGACCGGAGCGACCGGGCCGACCGGGATTTCGGGCGCGACGGGGCCGCAGGGCGCGGACGGCATCGACGGCGACGATGGCGAGGGCGGCCCTGCGGGACCGCCGGGCGCGGGCGGCCCTGCGGGACCGCCGGGCGCTACGGGCGCGACCGGTCCCGTCGGAACGACCGGGGCCACGGGTGCGACGGGCGCGAAGCCCGCCGGGCAGATATTCCTGTCCGCCGCCGGGATGTGGCCGCTGACCGACAACGGCGCGGCGGGGCCGCTGAAGGTCGAGTTCGACACCAACGACATCGACGTGTTCTTCGTGGACTTCGCCGACGGCGCCTCCAAGCTGTATGCGATGGCGGCGTGCGTGATGCCTTCCGACTGGGACGCCGGGACCGTCACCGCGACCTTCTACTGGACGGCCAACTCGACGAGCACGAACAATGTGCTGTGGGGCTGCGCGGGACGCTCGTACGGGAACTTCGAGACGATCGATCAGGTGGTCGGGACGGAGCAGACGGCCCAGGACGCGCTGAACGGCACCGCGAATCAGGTGGCGATCTCGCCTGCGACAGCGGCGATCACGCTCACGGGCGCGGCGGCTTCGGAGTGGGTGGTGTTCAAGATCAGCCGCGACCCGAC